CGGGCGAACCTTCAGCACTGGCAAAATCAAGCGGATCTACAGACGATCCATCAAGAAGAACCGTTGTCCATACGCGCTGTGAGTTAGGCTCGTTGAAAACAAAATACCCGTCCAGATACCCGACCGTAACAGCGCCGGGGAAATCAGGATCGGTGATTGGCGCAAAAATCAACGTCGTCATGTTGAAGATGTAGCCATCAGGGTTGGAAGCAATAAACAATTGCGTCCCGTTATCAGCCATTGACACTTGACCCGTGCCGCTAACATAGCCGTAGACTTCTGCGTTGTAACTTGTGTCAATGCGGTAGAACGTATTGCCTGATATAACGTAGGCGTACAGTCCGTTAGGGTCAGGTGACCACAATCCGCGAATAGGGCCAGTGCCAAGAGTTGCAAGCAGACGAAGCCCTGGAGCGCGGTTCAAGAACCCCGCTGTCTTGCCTGCTTGAGGCGTAGCCTCTGGAAACAAGTTAACCATGCGGCTGTCAGCAGCGTTAACACTGCGAGCAACATAGCTTTGGCCTAAAATAGGTGTTTGCATCAATAGTTGCCCGCAAAAATGTTAAACCGCTGACGAGTTCCGACAATCGCGTATGGGATAGACATGACATCATCAGGATTATTGATGCGCTTCAGATTGCGCTTAGATGTCATTGCAATGCGTTGCACTTGCGGTGAAGGCTCTACACCAAACTCGGCTGCAATTTCACAGGCGAGATTGTACTTGAACGCTCTGAGATAGCCCGGCGGGAAAGCAAGAGTGGTGGACAGCAACGCAGGCTTTGTTAACTCTTCAACAGAAACGAAATGCCACTCAAGCACCTTGGTAGGCTTGGGGTACACATACATCTCAATGTCGGGGTAAGTCATGTTAACCCAGATCACTTGCGGGTATGTGCTAGTGACTGTTTTAACCGCAATACCGTCGTATTGCTGTTGATTGATAATCTTGATGCCGTAAGAGATGCCCGACGCCGTGTCGATGAAGTATGTGGAATCATCCAGAAGTATTGGACGGTTGCCGACAAAATCTCCGGTTGGGCCAAGTGTGCGGCTAAGGACGTTAGGCGGCCAATCAAAAACTTGGTCTTGCGTAGAAAAGACAGCCAGTCGTTCTGTGTTCCACGAATCAATCATTTGATTGAGCGCGGCAAGAGCGTCCTGAGACGTTGCCGCAGAAGGTGTTTCGGCTTCTGCAAGCTGACCAATGAGCCGCAAAGCGCCGTTAATTTGATCTCCTGCGGTAGTCGTCATGGTGGCTCCTTATGCCTCGTCTGGCTTACGACGACGACGTACTTCTAACTCATTTGTGGTCTCGTTATCAACTGGTTTATCTTTAGCGCGAACCCAGCCATGTTCTTTATCGTGTTGAATTTCCATTTCGGAAATAGCAATTTTTCTGCCGTGTACCGGATGCTCAAGGATGACGTTCATTTTTTGCCCTTTGAAATTGGGGCGGGAATTACCCCGCCCCGTTTTTATTACGAGATCGCGTAGAGCGCCCAAGCCCCATCACTCGTTTTACGAGCGCGGAATGAACGAACTGTACCGGCAGTCGCCGCAACGGTCATAAGACCCTGCGAACCAGACGAACCAATTGTCCAACCTGTGTTGGTTGTTACCGTAATAACGCCAGAACCCGTGACGTTAATGATACGGAAATCGAAAGTTGAACCGGCTTTAGAGTTGGTCAACGTATTGTCAAGGGTCGTTGCGAGCGGAAGCGTATATGCTGCCGTCGTTGTTGGCGAACCAAGAACAATGCCGTTGATCAACTGAGTTACCGTCAAAGTCGCGCTGTCTACCGCAGTGGCCGGAACCGGTATAGCAGACATTTTAACTTCATCAAGATTGCCATCATTAAACTGATAGCCGCCGCCTACAGAAGGAAGAGCCATAGTAATTCTCCACAAGAAAGAAGGAAAAACTCAGGGCGTTATGCCCTGAGTTAAAAATTAACCCCAGATACGAGCTGCCATAGGCGCACGAATCACGGAGTAGCCATACAGCACGTCAATACGGCAAGGCATACGGTCATTGTTGATGTCGTACTGACGAACAATACGCAACGAGATGCCGTTATGAACCTGACGAGATGCCATATCCACGCCCTGTGGGAGCAGAAGATCCGCACAACCAAGCGTGATGGCGTTCTTCTGATATACAAGGTTCTGTGGGTACGTCGTGGACGCTGCACCAAGCACCGTGACTGCCGCGTTGTTAGCAGGGAACGAATCCACTGTAGCAAGAGCGTTAGACGAGGTGTAGATGGCAGGCGAGATCGCAATGTCTGTCCACGCGCCCGAAGATGCCGTAGCAGCGGCGGTCACAACGAACTGTTGCAAGCTGCCGGTTGACTGACGGGTCTGTGGGTTGACGGAGTACACGTTAGCAATCGTGAACACGTCGCCGGCAGCGAACGTAGCCGAACCTGTGCCGCCATCAAGGCTGATGGTGGACTGGCCCTGCGTTGACACAGCACCGTTGACAAGGATCGTGTCCGCAGCCGAACGCGAGCCAGTCGTGTGTTGGACAATCGACTGAGACATATTGATCTCGTCGTAGCCAAGAACACCTGTACCCATAAGGCCGTTTTTGAACTGGCGGCTAATGGTGTCAACTGGGTTGAAGAAGCCCTTCATGCCTTCAACGAGGTTCGCGTTAGCAGCAGGGTTAACTGTTGCGTAACGATCATTCATTGGAGCGGCATACTCATTGAGCTTCTGCTGCGCCTGAAGGAGAACCAACGACGTGGATGGTGTCGTGCCTGGGGTTCCAACCGACGAGTAGATGCCCTTGTATGCGTTAGCAACGTCGGCATCGACCGAGGAAGCCAACTGGCTGATACGAGGCTTGAGAACACGTTCAGCGAAGTCATCTAACTGCATCGTCAATTCTGCCGATGTGAAGTTGACGCCGATGTGCTTCTGCGAGGAAACGGTCAGTGTTGTGAACTGCTCGTTGTCATCCTGCACCTGAAGAGCAGCGCCGTCAGTGACGAGAGCGCGATCTGGGAGACGGATGCGGAGTGTCGAGCCGATCTTTGCGCCTTCAACAGCGAAAGAATCGTCATACTGACGGTTACAGTTACGGGTGATCACCAAGTTGTTCTCAAGAATCTCAAGAGCCTTACGGGTGATCATGTCGATAGTAAGAATAGAGTTCGCCATGATTTAGCCTTTCAAAAGCTGTGTTAACGGTGTGCCGCTTCCCACTTCTTTCTCTGCCTGAGCCGGTCTGCGGCAATCCATTCCGAAGCACTCATTGTCTTTACAGACCGAGGGTCGGTGGTGTCGTAGGCCGGGTTTCCACTGTTTCTAGCAGTGACAGGAGATATAGGACTAGGTGCGCTCGTTGACTTCTTAACAGGTGGATCTGTAACCAATTTGGCTTCGATCCGTCCAATTTCCTTGGCTTGTATCATTGGTTCAAGGCGTGAAATCCGGTCAGCTTCTTTCGGGTTAGCCCCCAAGTAGTACGCTACTTCAGGGCCGATCTCGGAAGCCTGTATTGTTTGGGCCATCACGGTTGTGATTGGAAGATTAGGATTGTACGCGACTTGTTCAAAGTCCTCGTACTTGTCCCTCGCATCCTCTTCACGATCTTGATACGCCGAAACAATTTCGGAGTGTCTTGCCTGTTGCTGCCGCGTTTGTAAGATCTGCTCTGCTCTAGCTTCAGCATACTCGTCAACAGTACCAAATTGATCTAAAGAAGGCGGTGTAACAGGTACTACAGGCGCCGGTGACGCTTGTTTTGCCCATTTCCGTTCTGCTTTAGCAAGCCTCTTGCTGACAATGGCGTCCAACTCTTCTTGTGTGAAGACTTTGGCCGGCGCGTCATCCGACTGTTGTAGCTCAGGTTCAGGGGCCGTCGTCGCTTCCTGTTCCGGCGCGGGTACTACCGCTAACACATCTTCGTCAGACATTTTTGATCCTTGTAGAATCCTTGGTGAGCCGCACCAATACGGTTACTCGTAGGCTACCGTAAATTGAGCGGACGTGCCGCCAAGTACGATATAAAGTCCTTTACTAAAAAACAGCCCCGCTGGGAAGTTCAAATATGAAGTACCCGCGGTCAGCGTAATCGTGTTGGATATTTTGGGGTCGTTAGTGTCTTTTGCGCCAGAGTCATATACCACCAAAGTACCGCTAGACGTGGCAGAGACAAAAATCCCATAAAGTTTGCCTGCGCCGACTTTAACCTGTTGAGTAGCAGCAAGCTGCATATAATTTGCCATGTTAGCTCCTTACGCCAAAAATTTCAGTTTGTAGAGAGTGGACAGATAAAGAGCCACAATTTCGTCGATGATGTTGTGCAATGCTGTGTCGTCTTTGTCTACGACCTTGCTGCGCGCAGTTTCAATCTCGTCAAGTTGGTCTTGCAAAAACTCGGTGACATTGGCCGTCTTCTTGGCCGTCTGAAGCGTGATGCCGCCCATCAACCCATACCGGCCTTGGTAGGCTTCAGCAAACGTGTCAGCCAAGCCTACAATGCCCTCATAGAACTTCTGCAAGGCTTTATGCTTGGCGTAACTGCGCGTGTTCAAGTGAACGGAATGGGTTACATCCCGCGCCAAGAACAGCAAACCTACAAAATCAGCGGCTTTCATTGTGGTATGGCTCCCATATCAGGCGGCGGCATAGCGCCCATGTCAGGCGGCGGCACCCCGCCCATGTCGGGTGGGGGTGGTGCAGCACCCATATCAGGTGGCATTTGCATATCATTTTGATCCCCTGGCAGTTCCTGTCCAGGCATCTGATTGACGAGATCACCGCTTGTAATCATGCCATGCACGGTTCCAAGCACGATGTCCTGAATTTGCTCAGGTGACATAGACGCCTGAACAGCCGAGATACGCTTGGTTTCGGCATCGTAAGCCTTGATTGTGGCTTCAAATTCCTTGACCGCCAGATCCTGCGCTTCCATCGACTTACCGACGTTTTGCAACATCTGGTGCATTTGATCCATCTCTTGACCCATCGCCTGAATTTGCTGTTCAGCGGCCTGCAACTCAGGTGGCTTGTCGTCGTTGGACAACAGCTTGGGATCAATCGTTTTGGCAAACCGTTTCGCCATTTCCTGCGCGCCGGGCCAATCCATGTTCTTGATGAACAGATCGCCTGCCACAGCCCACAATTGCGGGTTGCCTTGCAGAAGCTGCGCCATCGAATCAAGAGCTTCCTGACGCTTTGTCATGTAGCTTGGGCCAGTCGTGACGCACACATCGTACTTGCCGACGCCTGGGTTGTAGATTTTGTCGATCACGATGTTGTCTTGGTTGACGATCTTCTTGATTGGCTCTTGCTGCATTGGGTCAATCTTGACCATGCTCGTTTCGCCATCAAGCCCGATGATGCGGGCGATGCGCTGTGTGTCGTAAATCTTAGGAATGAGATTGACGATCTGACGGGTCGTGTAGCGGATGGCGCGAGCCAGATTGTCCACATAATGATATGTTCCAACGTCGCCCTGCCGCTCACGGGCCAAAATAGCCCTTCCAGACCGCTCATTTGACGTTTGACCGAGGCTTGAATCATACTGCCCAGTGGTCGCTTTAATGTCGTCAGAAGCACCCATTTTAGCTTGAATAAGCCCTGTTTGGGCCATTGGAGGCATAGAACGCGCTGGAAGTGGCAAAACAGCACCCTGACCGTCTGTAACGTCGGGGTTTACTTCCAAATACGGCCAATTATTCGTATTAGCCGTCTTCCACTGCATCTCGTAGCCTTCAAACTGACCGCCATACCCGATAAACGGGGCTTTTGGAGCCAGTGCAAGCATTTCAGTCTCTTGAGATACCCAATAATTGTACATACGCTGGGCGTCTTTGGCGTTTCGTACCAATCCTGACACAAAAATAC